GGCTAGGCTAGTCAGAATCTCTCGCTCCTGCCCTCTCGTTGTAATCGCGTAGGCCGCATAGCCCACACCCCACAAGGGGTGTATCATAGTGACTACACTAGTGTCATCATATTGACTACACGCGGGTGTGTGCAGTGTAGTCATATCGATCTATTGTTATATGTACGAAACTCGATATGATCCAAACCACACCCCCCAGGGGGTCACGGGTCCCATATCTATATACCCCCGTACTCTCGCGAGGAAAAAATTTAAAATTATATTTCAGCCCATAGCTCAGAAGTCCCGCAGAAATCCCCAGAATCCCCTGTTACGGCATGTTCTGCACAGTGGCACACAATACCGCTCAAATCCCCAAGGCCTTCTGGGGGCCTCTCAGGCCCCCTGGAGCCGAAACCGAGGTGTCAATTTGGTGGTTAGGTGTTCTATACTGTAGGGGGAAGAGGTGATAACTGTGGGAGATACAAGCAAAATTGAGGTCCATACCGCTTGGATGTTCGACTGCAACGATTGTGGTCGGGAGAACTTCATCCGTGGTGTACGGCGAGAATCGATTGCGGGAGAGGACGGCCAGGTCAACTTGTTCGTGCTTTACCCTCGGGAGGTTGCTTGCAAGTTCTGCGAGAAGAAATACGAAACGGAGATATCGGGATGAAGCGTTGTATGGAGATCGGAGTTTGCATGTTGCTTGGACTTAGTGTAGTCTATTTGACTACACACATTCTTGTAACTTCCCTCCTTTTGTACAAGATGCTTAGCTGGTTATGACTCAATACGCTCGTCCAGATGCTGATGTAAGTAATGACGGTAGTTGGGCGAATGCGAGTGCGGGGAGTGAACTGTACTCAAGTATTGATGAATCGAGCACAAATGATTCGGATTATGTGACTACGATGCCGTCATCGGGAGCGGAGACTTTTGTGGTAACACTTTCTAATGTGAGTGATCCATCGTCAGCAGCTGACCACAAGGTCTACTATCGTGCCTCGGATGACTCGGATGGCAATGGTCGCATTACGGCTACTCTCAAGCAGGGCTCCACAAGCATTGCCAGTTCAACGAACAACTCAATATCTTCTTCGGTAACTGCTTATAACTTTACGTTGTCCAGTACCGAAGCTAACAACATAAGTGATTACAACGATTTGAAACTTAGTCTTGCAGGGGATGACCCCGATTCAATGAGTCTTAACATAAAGATTACCCAGGCATGGTTTGAGTGTCCTGATGCAAGTGCAGGGGCAGACGCTGTGCCGGTCTCATTGAATACATACCGACAGATGAGGGAAAATTAGAAAGGATCGATCATGCCAAAAGTAGGAAAGAAGAAGTTTGCGTACTCCAAGGCTGGCAAGAAGAAGGCCAAGGCACATGCTAAGAAGACGGGTCAGAAGGTTGTCTCGAAGCCGTCGAATCTCGGGAATCTTAAGCGTGCTGGAGGGTACTAAATGATTATTAAGCAGAGCACTGCTTATACGTTTCGCCTGGGACCCTTCTTAGATGAGACCGATGGAAAGACAGCAGAGACCGGCCTGACCATCAGTCAGGCGGATGTTAGGTTATCCAAGGCTGGTGGTAACTTCGCTCAGAAGAATGAGAGTTCTTCTTCTTCGCATGATGAGATCGGGTTTTACATCTGTGCTCTAGATACTACGGATACCAACACTTGTGGTGAACTGCTGGTGGCAGTTCATGAGTCAGGGGCTTTGCCGGTCTTTAAGACGTTTCAGGTTGTGGAAGAACACATCTATGCAGCTTTATATGCTGCCAGTGCTGCTGCCTTCGATGCCAACCAGCGTGTGGATGTTTCCCAGATCGAGGGTAGTGACGCCACCGATCAGATCAATGCAGCCTGTGACGCTTCGATTGTGACGTACAACTTGGATCACCTGATGAAGACAGCGGTAGCCAGTAACACGGATATGACTACTGAGATTACCGATGGTTCGGTCTTGTCGAACTTGATGACTAAGACGGGTGACACCAGTGATTACGCTTATGCCACCGATAGCCTTGAGGCTCTCGGTGAGGATGTGGATACGATCTTGGCTGACACCAACGAGCTTCAGGCTGATTGGGCTGATGGTGGTCGCCTTGACACGATTGTAGATTCCATCCTGACCGATACGGGGACTACCCTGGACGGGAAGATCAATACAATTGACGGGATCGTGGATTCGATCCTTGTTGATACGGGTACTACGCTCGATGGTAAGCTCAATAGTCTTTGGACAACGGCAATTACGGAGTCGTATGCTTCCGATGGTGCGGCTGCGACACCGGCCCAGTTGCTTTACATGGTCTGGTGTGCTGTACATGAGTTTAGCATTAGCAGTACCACGATTACCGGTAAGAAGTTAGATGGCAGCACCACGGCCATGACGTGGACGATCAACAGTGCCAGTGAGCCTACCAGTAGAACGAGGGCTAGCTGATGGCAGTCAAAGATCTCATTGGACCTGGCTTTGTTGGGTCTAACACGATTCAGTATATCGTTACCCGTGGGATGTCGTCGATTGATCCACAGATGAACGTGGCGATCATCTTCCAGAGTAATGTGCTTATTGGAGATGCTTTGGAAGAGGAGCACTTCCTAAAGGGTGTTGGGGTAACAGGGTTCACCTTTGTCTTGTTAGATGCTGGTAATGGTACAGCCATTACCAGCGGTACTGTGACCGGTAAGATCACCAAGGACGGGGGCACCCAGGGTGCTGTCGCCGGGTCGTTTACTCACGAGGGTAATGGTCAGTGGTCGGTTAACTTGAGTGCGACGGAGATGGATGCAGATGTGATCGGTTTAACTTTCCTGCACAGCAGTGCCATCCCTGTCTTTAAGACGTTGAGGACCAAATGAAGACGATCATCCACGTAAACCAGCATCGCATACGATCCAATACGAAGAATAAGGTTTCCGAACCAGTCTTGACGGTTAAGACGTACAGGACAAACCAGTATGCCAGTGAGGTTTCCATACTGGGTCATGATGGTTTGGAGGCAGCTCGAATTATCTACCGTCCCCACAAACCCCTGTCGTGCGGAGCACGATGTTGGATTGAGGTGCCGGATCATAATCAGGTTACGATTGAGGGCTAAATGACAGAGAAGCCGCCATCAGTACGAAAGTTGTTCGTGGACCGCATGAGAAGCGCGAATCGTTTCAATGAGTACCGTGAGAAATACCGCTCGTACATGGCGAGCGAGGGCTGGCCATTCCTGAAGGCTCAGTATCAGACAATGCTCGACATGGGATACCAGGGTCCAGAACATGAGCGGGCTGTTTTAGCTGGCCAGAAGGAAGAAGTACGCCGCTCCCTGGATCAGGACGTGGGTAAGCTTCTAAAGGAGTACGACATCAACGAATGTGATCTCCCTATAGAGATCGCATTCGTATTTCATAACCTGCACAAGACCCGTGGCGAACGGCATGAGTGGGGTGTCAAGCCCCCTGAGGCCCCGACGCCAGGCTCGTGGAACATGCTTGTGTGGGCAACTGAAAACGAAGGGAAGTTCATGGAACTCGTCATCCGTGAGCAGCTCAAAGGAAAAGGAAAGCAAGGTGACGAACAAGGTATGGGCGACACGGGTGAATCGATTACACAACTAGAAGAAATGTTATCGAGTGCGCTAATACCAGATGACTCTGTACAAACAAGTACCTAAAGTCCTAAAGGACAATCTTAAGTATCGACGCGAGTTGATCTCGTGGGCCGATACCCCTGCGCGCAGGCGTAGTCTTTGGACTGCTTGCAAGCATGACATACTCTTTTTTATCAATGCCTTCTGCTGGTTGTACGAGCCACGCACCAGCAGGTTGCGTGGCACGACATCCAATGTCATTCCATTTATGACGTATGGATATCAGGACGAGGCTTTCCTCCAGATGTACAAGGTTCTGGGGCGAGAAGACATCGGCGTCGAGAAGAGCCGTGATCTTGGTGCTACGTGGATGTTCTTGACTTTGTTCTTCCACAGCTGGGTATTTGAAGACTTCTCCAGCTTTGGAATCATGAGCCGTACAGCAGATCTTGTCGACAAGCCAGGGAAGAAAGACACGCTTTTCTGGAAACTAGATTTTCTGCTGCATGGTGAGGGCAGGAAGGGGGGCCTGCCTAAGTGGATGCGCCCGAAGGATGTCTATCGCTCCATGATGCTGATGGAGAATCGTGACAATGGTAGCACCTTCGAGGGCGCAACCACGACTGAAGATGCTTTCCGTGGTGGTCGTAAGAAGGCGATAGCCCTGGATGAATTTGCTGCCTTTCCCAACGGTGCTGACTACGAAGCACAGAATGCTACCCAACACGCGACTGATTGTCGCGTGTTTGTCTCCACTCCCAAGGGATCAGCAGGTGCTTACTACGACGTGATGCATACACCATCTTCGATGGTGAAGATCATCATGGACTGGAAGAAGCATCCCGACCGGAGCAAGGGGATGTACAAGTCAGAGGAGGGGAGCCTGGAGATTGTTGACCAGCAGTACAAGTTTCCTGCCGGGTACAACTTTATACTCGACGGTAAGGTTCGTAGCCCCTACTACGACACTGAATGTCATCGCCCTGGTGCCACGCCTCAAAGCGTGGCCCAGGAACTGGACCGTGACTATGGTGGTTCCGACTACCAGATCTTCGGTAAGGAACTCTACGAGGCTGGACAGCGAAACTTGATGATGCCATTTCTTCGTGGTGTCTTCGGGTATGACACGGAAAGCTTAGAGCCAACTTTTGAGAAGACTGATGATGGTCCGCTTAAGTTATGGGTGCATTTGGATAACGATGACAAGCCAACTGCAGCTCACTCCGAATACGTTATCGGTTGTGATATCTCTGCTGGACTTGGTGGAAGTTACACCAGTAACTCGGTAGCAACTGTCATCAATGGGGTCTCTAAAACACAGGTTGCCGAGTTCGCTACTAACACGATGCGACCAGAAGACTTTGCCGACTACGTGGTCTCGCTGTGCAAGTTTTTCCATAATGCCTACCTAATCTGGGAATACAACGGTTCACCCGGTGGGGCATTTACAAAGCAAGTTCTGGATCGACATTATTCAAACATCTACTTCCGCGAAGTGGAGCATAAGAACTTCAAAAAGAAGACGAAGAACCCTGGCTGGTGGAGCAATGAGCGCAATAAGTTGGCGGTCCTCTCTACGCTGGCAAAGGCGGTTAAGTGTGACGAGTTCTTGATCAGGAGTTCTGAACTTCTCGAAGAATGTCGGCAGTACATCTACAAGGATGGTCGCGTTGTACATAGTCGCAGCATTCGCACCATAGACGATTCCAGTAAGGGACAGGCTCATGGTGATCGCGTAATCTCTGCAGCAATCGCCTGGCATGCCGTGAAGGATCGTCCTGCTCCGGTTAAAGAGGAATACCGCATGGAAATCCCCGTGGGTTCCATGGCATGGAGGTTCAAGGAAAAAGAAGACAGGTTGGCAAAGTTAAACAGTGATGGGTGGGAATAATGAATCCGAATGACTCAAAAGATCGTGGTCGCCTCATGAAGGCGATTGAGTTGTCGACCAGGGCATTACGCCCGTTTCGCCGTAAGCGTGAGCGTCTTGTACGAGATTACGTTGGCTCTCACTACGGAGATGGTGGGCCGAATCGTGAGGTGATCATGAACCTCATGTTCCAGACTGCAGAGACCTATTCGCAGTCTCTTACTGCGAATAGACCCCGGATAATGGTGACCAGTAAACATCCAAAGTATCAGTGGTTCTCACACCATTTCCAGATGGCAGTAAACAGCCTGATAAAAGAGATACATCTTGAGGATGTCCTTCGTCAGGCTGTCATGGACGGTTTTTTTGCGATGGGGATTGTCAAGGTTTACAACGCCGATGCTGGTCTTGTTGAGCTTGAGGGCGAGGACGAGTGGATCGATCCGGGTAAACCTTTTGCCGAGAACATTAGCCTGGATGACTTTGTCTACGACACCCAGGCAACCGGCTGGCAAAAGGTCAAGTTCGCCCTGAATAAGTATCGCATGAGCCACGACAAGATGCGGCAGGACATTGCCTTTGATGCCAAGGTAACCAAGGGCATGCAGCCTACGAGCAAGTTCTCTGACTGGGATGGGGAAGACATCAACTCGGGTGTTCGCAACATGCTCAGCTCCGAGGGAGATCCTGACGAATACGAGCCGATGGTTGACTTGATGGACGTGTGGCTACCCGAGGAGAACCTGATCGTAACTTGGCCGGTTCGCAATGGTGAAAAGCCCTTACGGGTAGTGGAGTGGCAGGGTCCTGAACATGGACCTTTTCACATACTTTCCTTTGGTGATGTTCCTGATCATGTGATGGGAATCTCTCCTGCGATGAATTTAAAACCACTCTCTGACATTATCAACGGACTTCTCCGCAAGCAGCGCCGACAGGCACAGCGACAGAAAGATATCCCCTTCTACCAGGCAGGGCATCACGACGATGCCAAGCGTATTGAACAGGCATCTGATGGGGAGTGGACCCGGGTCGACAACCCAGACGCTGTAAACGTCATGAAGATGGGTGGAGTGGATCAGGGTAACCAAGCTTTCGGGTTAAGGATGACTGACATCTACGACCGCATGGCAGGCAACTTACAGGCTATGGCAGGCCTCGGCCCTCAAGCCGAGACCCTTGGTCAGGATCGACTGATCCATGGTGCCGTCAGTAAGCGTGAAGCAAACATGCAATACCGTGTTGTCAAGTTCACCTCTGATGTCTGCCGTGACCTGGGATGGCTGTTATGGCTTGATCAGGTCAAGGAGATGCCTCTTGAGTTTGAAGAGGAGGGAACAACTTTCCAGTCCGAGTGGACCGGCGAGATGCGTGAGGGAGATTTCCTTGACTACAACTTCGAGATTGAACCTTTCTCCATGCAGTACAAGTCGCCTTCAGAGCGACTTAATGGATTAACTACTTTCGTGACGCAGGTTGCCATGCCGATGCAGCAACAGCTTCAGCAGATGGGCGGAATGATTGACCTGCAGGAACTAGTGGAGATGTACTCCGAGTTGATGGACTTACCCAGGTTGAAGAGTTTAATCCGCTTCGAGGAGCCGAAGGAAGATCGGCCTGGCCCAACACCGGAGATCCCCAAGCAAGCTGCCCACACTGTACGGGAGACTATCCGCAAGAACGTCCCCACAGGGGGCACTCCCGAGAGTCGTAGCAATGTAATGCAGCAAGTTTTACAGGGTGGTCAGCCTAACCAAGATCAGATGGCGCAGTTCGGAAAGCAGCAGGCTTAGATGGCATTAAAAGAATACCTTTACAAAGATCCAGATGGAAAGTTGCGATGGCATGACCATCCGCAGGGCCAGCAGCCCCAAGCTGCTGGCGGACGGTACTTCGGTGCCAATGGCTGGTCAACAGGGCTTAGGAGTGATGGAGCTGGCATACCTCCACAGCAAGTGAAGCAGTTTAACGAGGACGCAAAGAACGCTGGTTTTACTGGGGTTAGTTTTGATCGTGATGGTACGGCGTGTTTTACGAGTCGTCAGCAGCGAGCTGGTTATCTGAAATATCGTGGTTTATGTGATAGGGATGCAGGATACGGGGATTCCGCACCCAAAAACTATTAGGGGGATAAGATGAGTAGTGATATAACTAACGAAGAAGAAAAAGTCGAACTTTCGGAGAAAGATCTCGACGTTATCGAGGAAATTAATCAGGAGAATGAACCTGAAGAAACAAGTGGAGATACTGATGAACCTTCCAGTAGCTCCCATGAGGTTGACGAACCTCAACCTGCGCAAGAGGCCACATCCGACGATACTCCGGGTGATGATAATCTGACGCAGTGGGCTAATTATTACGGGATAAACCCTGATGATTACGCCAGTGAAGATGCTTTGCGTCGGCACGTTGAATCGACTGGTAGGTATTACCAGCAGGTTCAGCAGATGCAGCAGCTTCAACAACAGCAGTCTGCTCAACAAGCCCCTACAGATACGCAGGGGGAGCAACCTGCTGCCAAACGGTTTGAAGTTGGTCTTGACGACGATTACGACGAAGGACTTCGTGACAAGATCAACGAACTGGCTGCCGAAATGCAATCGCATTACGACAGCCAGATGACTGTATTGGCCCAGGCAGTCCTGAGCCAGCAGGAATTTATTGGCGGTCAGCAGCAACAAGTAAAGACTGAGCAGTATAAGTCTGAGCTTGATAGCTTCAATGAAGCTGTTGGTGAACTCGGCAATAGCAGCTTGTTTGGAAACGATGGTTATCAGGAATTGCAACAAGGGAGCACGGAAGCTCAGAATTGTGAGCAACTGTACGACCAAGTTCTAGTCCTGGCATCAGGATATCAGCAGCAGGGGAAGCAAGTGCCCCCGATAGCGGATCTTGTTGGCCAAGCGTATCGAACTACGTTTTCTGGTGAAGTAGATAAACAAAACCGCAAGTCGTTCAATGATCGAGTTCGCAAGCAAGCTAAGAGGCGATTAGGCTCTGGTTCGAGTGCGAAGAAGACCAGTGTTCCGAC